ATTTGCTTGATTTCAATTGTAGTTTGATTATGCAATGGGTGACCATTGGGATAAAACCTACCGGACGAAGGAATCTCAACAAACTCCGTTGGAACAACAAATGAAAACGGTTGTTCTGGATTATTTGCAATTTGCTCAATGGGAGCCTCTGCTTGTGGAGCCGGCGTTCCTGTGCCGGTCCTGTTTTTATTACGTGACAATATACACCTCTCGTTTTGTCATTTAAATTTTATGATTGGAAGAAAGTGGTGCCGCCAAGCGCGCGCGCAGAGGAACCATTAACTGTTTCTATTCTAGCCCAATCGTAGCGAAGTTTTAAGCCCAATTCGTTTAAAGTGTCAGTTCCGTATTCTAGAGAGCCGCCAAAATCAACTTCTTGTACCCATGCATTCCAGAGGGTCCAAGACTCAACAGGCTTGCCGTCTGAATCAATTTGAGAAATTTTGACTGTCCCAAGCGCGCCAACAGCCTTTGCTTTGGACATGCTGGTCATATCATCATTAGTTGCCTTGGTTGGCGGCGTGTAGCCGGCAGCTGTTACGATAGCTGCTAAAGTAGCTGCAGAATCTGGATCTCCACCGGGATCGACCATTTTGATATCAATGGCGTTCCAAGTGATGGCTCCGGGATAATAAAAAGTATGGTTAAGATACTTATGTTCAGCTTCAGCAACTGTAAAAACAGGCTTAGTTACCGACTTTGCATACCACATCAGCGATCCTCCGTTTTGTGAATCGATTCCATCAATGGTAATTGTAAACCTAAACTGGCGTTTAGGATCTTTAAGTGGAGTATCGGATTCTCCAAAATTTGTTGACCAGAATGACATTTTTAGTTTTTCTCCCTTGATTTTAACTAGTTTGTAATTTTATTTTAGTCATCGAAAGATGCACCAGTCGATGCGATAACAAAGTCAATTGCGATGAACTCAATTGCTCTTGCGGGCTTGACCATAATCTTCGCGTAGAGGATGTTTTGATCAATGAGATCTGGGGTTGTGGTAGTCTCGTCAAGAATTAGACGATAATCCGTAATACCAAATCTGGTTTTAACGTTAGCCAAGAATGGCTCAATAAGGCCAGTAAATCTGTCCCATGTAGCTTGCACGTTTTGCTCGAATAGAACTTGTGTTGAGAGAATCGAAATTTGCTTCTTAAGGTAAATTACGAGTCTTCGTACATTAATTCTATCTAACGCTGATGGGCGCTCTTGAAGTGTCTTCTGTCCGAGAACCACAATTCCGTTTGATGGGAAAGAAGCAATCGGGTTAATACGCGCATCATAAAGAGTGTCGCGTTCTTTAGAAGAAAGCCTTTCGGACACATTCGTGATAGGAATACCTGCGGCACCTTCGGTGAGGCCGCCGCGATTAAACCCTGCGGGTGCAAACCAGACATCAGAACGTGCTTCAGAAGACGCAAGAACTCCGAGCATGGCGACACTTGGCGGAATCCAAACAAGTTGTCCCGTGGACTCATCGCGAGTCTGTACCCATGGATAGAAGCATGCACCATACGAAGAGTCGAGTCTTCTGTCCTTGAGAGTATTAGCAGTACCAACAACATTTAAATTGAGACGTTGTGGTTTTTTCTTGTAACCCTCGTGCACAGGAGTATATACGTTTGGAAGGTCGATGAGTGCCATTGCATCGGCACGATCTTCGCAAACATTAATCATTCGCTGTGTAAGACCCGGCAACGTGAGTCCCGGGACAGCCAATATGTTCATATCCAATAATTCGGGATCTGCTACAGTATTGATGGCGCGATGATAGGTATGGTAGACATAACTATTGTCTTCGGTTGAAGATCCTTGAGTCATCAGCACGTTAGCAAGAGGGTCTGGTTTTGTAATATCAAACCCATCAAACCCGCCCCAGAATGGTGCGGTAAATTTATTAATACCCTCATCAAGCAGTGTTCTGTAGCTCGACGTCGCATGGGCAGCAGTTACAGAGCTTCCACCCTTCCTTGAACCGGAATCATAGAAGAAGCTAGCATTAGTGCCGCTGGATTTACGAACATCATCAAGACTGAAGACATACGCCCACGGTTGAACTCCATCTCCGGTATTAACATGGTTAGGGTCGTCAGGGAAACCAGCGTATGGAAGCCTACCTAAGTCACCCAACCCGCCAATGGGTTGAGTCGAGGTCTTCTCGCGAGTAGTTCTGAAGCCGAAATATGCATCCGTCTGATCGGTCAGGCCTCCATCAAGCGAAGATGATCTCATAAGAGTAGTGGGGTGCTTAAACGAACAGGTAATGTTGTTTAAACCACGACCGCCCAAAAGCTGTTGAGTTCCACTATACCCGATAGCACCAGAAGCTGCAAGGTGCATGCCTACTCCAGTGGGAGCGGTAATGCCCGTGATTGTCTGTTGAGCATATCTCGGGGGTGCATAATATCCGAATGGTAACAATGCAGGATCGGTCGCGCCGGCTTCTACATCATTGTTCATTTCAACCCTGATAAACTTAGATTTGTTTTCGTACTCGCCGTAATATCTCAATCTTCCGTTTGTTTGATCCCATTCGCTATATACATCGCCAATTTTTCTTGCGACGAATTGTGGAGATGCAGGGTTTAAATTACAATTATCAAATCTTTCTATAACTTCTACTTTGTTGTCTGTATCCATTATGTTACGTAAAACAACCGAGAAGGTACCAAAAGGCGACGTTCTGCTGTTCGACTGTCTAATTCTCTCAATTGATACTTTCACATTTTTGTGCAACCACTCGCCATGGCCGCGGCCTTTGAGGCGGAAAAGTTTTTGCATGTTTTCAGGTTCAAAGTTTCCGTACGTACCAACATCTTGAGAAATAAACCAACCTGCGACAGCTTCGCGTGATGCCTGACCCTTCATCTGTGAGGGGCCCTTTCCACTAGCAAACGAACCGGAACCAAGTGCTAAAAGCACACCAACGCTTTGGCCGTTGTGGTAACCATCATTGATTACATCCTGCTCATAAGTCTCGCCCAGCCAATAATCCTTAGAACCAGACGGATAGAAGGTCTGTGTGTTTCCACCCCAAAGCTGAGGGTTTGTGTTGAACTGGTTTCTAATAAAGTGTTCTGAGTGATTGTTGAAGTTGAAGGTGAACGTTTCTTGGCCTTGTGATGTGCCCTGAATTAGCATCTTGAATGTACCGTTAGCGTCCGAGCAGATTGCTGCTCCAGCAGACGAGGTGGTTGTAAGTGCGCCCGCTTCAGAACCCCAAAGAGTTCCTGAAAGCTGTATTCTGCCGTTTTGTAGATACCAAATCGCAGCGCACTTGCCCGTACCAATATCGCCTAGTTCATTACTAGAAGAAGCGAACAAGAACAGACCATAAGCGCCACCGTTAGATGCGATATCGTCTCCATCTACTGGAGTCTTGTCTGTTTTCCAGCCGGCTGCCGCGGCGCTGCCGGCCGCTGCGCCGGTAGGGGTTTGTTCTCCCAGAAGCCTCACATAAGTAATCGGAGCAACGTTGCTTCTTAAAAATGCTTTAGCAGCGTACGTACCATACATGGGTGATTGATAGTTACCATCGCGATAAATATCGCCACCGCCTAGACCCGGTACTGTTTCTCCAAAAAGATTTACAAATTCTGAATATGATTCAACCTTTGTTGGGGTTCCTGCTAACCCTTTTCTGGACCGGCCAATGATAACTGGTCCAATATTTATCGGCGCTCTCGGCCTAAAAGAGTTATCAATTTCATTGATAAAGACGCCGGGCGACACGAACTTAAAGTTTTTAACTGACATTTTAGCTACATCCTCACTTTTGTTATAATTCTAGAAAATTATAAGTTAATCATCAGTAAATAGTTGATGCATTTTCAAAAGTCTCCTGCTGAACAAAGAAATTTGGGTGCACTTCAGGAACTAATCGGGTACAAACGTAGTTTCACCCGGAAGTGGAACCGTCTCTCTTGGAAATGTGACTTCTACTGTGTTTTCGTCGATTCGAACTATTCGGCGATCGTCGTTCGTTCCTTCGCCTATTAAATATCCCAAAACTTTGATACTTATTTCACTTGAAAACATTCTTGAATCTTCATTTAGGTTAGATAAATTGTTGTTGTGTGTAAAATCCTGTTGGATAAAGGCTTCGTACCTGTGTCCATTTCTTTTCATAACAAACGAATTGATTTGGCCCGTTCTTGCAATAAACGGTGCCATAAGATCATTCATTTGTTGTTGATACTCGGTTTTGATGTTGATTTTATACTCAACCTCAACATATACCGGAATTGGAATAGATAAAGTTTGAATTATTATTTTTTTATTGATTCTTGGAAAATATTTTTGATATCTTGTGTTCTTGGGTAACTTACGCATCGATTCTGCAGTAGCGAAATTTCTGGTTTTATCTTTTACAATGCGCCGGGCGACAACCATGCGACCTGAACGTTGTTTATATCTATCCGAAAAGACATGTGCTTGATATGCGCCCTTGTTCTCAGGATTTTTGGTAATTCCTGTTCTTTCAACACTCAATAAGGGCAATTTAAGAGCACCAGCATCATCTCTCAATTCTTTTGCATTTTTTACCTGATATGCCCTTTCAGGAACCTGCCAGAGAACTGGAACCTTATATTTGCCTTCGTTGGTCATTGTTTCAAGACCTAAATCAATTTTTAACCAAGAAGTCATAGCATAGTCGATATCTTCTATTGTAGATTCGAGCATCCCTATTTCCTGAAGTGTGACAGAGCCGGTATTTGGGAGTTCAGGCAACATCGCAAAATCAAAATTATCAGGTAGCATCGAAAAGACCCTTTCTTGCTCTCTTGCAAGTTGCAACTATTTCAAAATCGTGGTCAGGTTGACCAAACAACAATTTTGGCTCAGATGTATTAACTATCTCGTAATAATGCTTATTGTACAAAATAAAATCGCCTTCGCGCACATACAAGTTCTGATCTTCAACCAATCTTCTTCTGTGGAAGTGGATTGCGATCTCCCACTGTCGATCTATGCCTGCCCCTTCCATGTAATCCGTTGCTTCAGTCTTCCACTCAACCAAAGCATAAACTCTAATTGGAGCCAAGTATGTTTTTTCTATTGCCTCTCCATATAAATCATGAAAATTCGTTGTTTGCATGTCGATGGGATAATACAATATTTGCTGCCCAATGACCTTTTCAATAAGCTCATCATTTACTTGTTTTACAAGATCTCGCTCTTTTTTGCCTAAAAATAGCGGTGGTGGCGGCTGTTCTGGTCTATCCCACTTGTTCGACACGTCTTATTACCCCACAAATATTGGCAAAGGAGAGAAAGCAAATGTCTTGGCTGAAGATTCTGCTTTTTCTGAAGAAATGCGAGCCAATTCCTGATATTCTGTTTCTTTTAACATTTCCATTAGTTTATCTTTGAGCTGTTGCTGCTCTTCTTTCGCTTGGCCTAGCAACTCTGAGTGATTTAA